ATACTACACTCAGAGAAAGTCCTTATGCTCCCTACTATCCAGGTGGCCTCAAGAAACACCTGTTATCACCTAAAGTGGACGATTCATCTCCATTATATGAAAGGCCTGCCAGTACTGGCTCATTCATCTCAAGCAAAAAGCATGGACCTAGGATTAGTTCTCGTGCCAATATATCTTTGCCAGCTAGACTCATTACACCTCTGATTCCTTACCCGAAGGATCTGGTGGAGTGCATAAAGTTGAAGTCTATCCGGAATGATTATCCTCTTCATGATCATCATTTCCATCAACTTCAAGATCTAGTAAAAGATCTCAGGAAGCATAACAAATCTGTATCTTGTGACATTAATTTAGTGAAGGAAATGGCTAAGCTCAAGTACTCAGATCGAGATGAGTATATTCATAATGCTTGTCACTCTTATGCGATGAGTTCAACGTCTCATGATCTATCAATTATAGCTGGTGAGAAAAGCGATTTCCAAGTTCCTAATATAGGCAAATCTCCTTATCTAAGTCTATTGATAAGTATCCAGAGGCTCAGAATGTTTATTGCATCTGAAAAGACTGTAGGTGGGGAGAAAAGTGAGAAGGCAATTCCTACACTTCATGATGGAAGGTATAATCAAGATTCTTTCGGTTACTACACTTATGAGAAAGAAGGTGAAGATTATTCCTTTTCTTTGAAGGTCTATTCCGGACATTTCTCCTTGAGTCATAGTGATATAACTGAAGTTTTTGTAGGTCCGATCTCTTATCTAGATTATTTGTATACTGTTGCAGATATCATGAACAATATATACATAATTAAGGGCATGAAAGAATACAAATGGGCTGACAGCATATTCAATTTGTTTATTGAGGCTGTAACTCATCAAGGGCATCATAATGATGTTGTCAGTTTCATGAAAAGTTACGAAGGATTGATGTCAAATATAGCTGATTATGATGAAGAATATTCCATGAATTGGAGACCAATCTTAGATATACTTACTGATATGTACAAGTTAGATAGAAAGATCAATGGAATTGATTATGATTTCGGCATTCTCCCTGCATTGCTGACAGGTATAAACATGAAGGTGAACCCTGATTCATGGCTCCAACGTTTGATCAAAGATGCCTCCAAGTTAACTCCAATCCAGCTTTTAGAATTATCCTCACTCCATAAACTTATATTCTTTGCAGAAGTCGATGTCGGTGCAGGTTTGGAGAAATTTCTTATTAGAGTCCATACAGAGAGAGAGTATGATCCGATAGCTATAAAGCAGATGATATGCCTTGCAAAGAGAGAATTCTTCTTTTCTTATATTGATAAGCATGAAAGTCTCCCTAATATTGTTTGCACAAGTGCTGTGAGAGCTCTCGTTGAATCCAAGTATAACAACAGAAAGATTCAAGATTTGAGAGATTACAGCTTGGATTGGTGGTCACAATTGAAATTATACAATTGTTTGGATAGCACAATGACTGACGACCCATTGGAATATGCAAAGGACAAAGGTGCTCTTAAAGATAAGATTTATTATGGCCCAGGAGACAGCCGGAAAGAACTTCTACAAGTGATAGAACGAGAGGAATATAAATTGAAGGATCTTCTCAGTGAAAGTCCATTTGTAAAACAGCATCCTGAAGTCATAAACACTTGTAAATCAAGTACGCCGTCAAAGTCTAATCACAATGTCAGGCTTATAGAGAAAGAGAAGGAGCAGAAGATTCAAGCTCGACTATTTGCTAATGGCCAGCTTGACAATAAACATGCATTGAGTGTCCTGACAACAAAGATGAAAAAGATACTGACGTATTTCTCAGCACAATCTATGACTCCTTCTGATAGTCAGAGGAAGAAGATACTACATGAAGCAGCACAGACATTAAGAGAAGAAGGCTATTATGCTATGTTGTTAGATATTGAAGGTCATAATCAGTCCATGCAAGAAGGGAATACCTCGGATCTGTTGGAATTTTGCGGAGAGATATTTGGCGAGGAGGGATGGGGAGATCTATCTAATTATTTCTCTTCCTTGAATATTTACCATTATGATGAGTATTTAGATCATGTAGTGATAAGTCGCGGGCAAAGAGGTGGCATCGAAGGGTGGATGAATCCACTTTGGACAATGCACACCATGCTCATGATGATGCTTGTCCCTATCATGACAGATATTGTCATGACGAAATCAATCACTTATTCAGATGATGTGTGGGCAATTGTCCAGTTGGAGAGGGCTACTGAGGAAGACATAAGTGCCATGTTCTTGAAAGTGAAGAAGCACTGTAAGAGGTTCGGAATGACTACTAAGATAGAGCAGACCACTTTAGCGAAGAAGCGAATAACTATGCTCCGACAACATTATTATGACGGACAGAGAGCAGACTCAAGTCTTAAAAGGCTATTAGCAGTTAGCGGGGGGAACAATTCTGTATTATTCTCTGAAGAACTTGAAATAGCAGGTATATCTTCATCAGTGTCATCATCCTTGGAACTCAGCAATCACCATAGGACTTGCTGCTATATGAGACATTATAAGAGTATGCTTCTTCTTAATAGGACTAGCCATAATCTCTTAGCAAGACATTCTTCTAATAGTATGCTAGGACCTGACGAATTACCTAAAGCCTTGGTGAATATTTTGTATCAAACAAAGGATGATGAATCCCATTATATGATTAGGATGGGGTCAGAAATGCTTAATGCAGCTGTGAATGATATAGCAAGTTATCTGAAGAGAAATCTCAAGACAGTTTCTGGAGCAGGATCATACCAGATGCTTAAAGAGATATATGCAAAGGGCATAGCAGAGACGAGATTTGAAGACGCACCCGATCGCCTGCTCTATTTTACTATAGAGGATCAATTCATCAAGGACCTTATGTTCTTCTTGATCCATCTGCCCTGTTCTCTGGGCGGGTATGGGGCACCTCTGCACATAAATATGATGCTCTCTGGTCATAGCAATGGACTGACAAAAGCTCTTCATTATCTTCATCAATGGGTCAATCTTGTTGCAGTCGAGAAGGAATACTTCTATAAGTATTTATCGGTAGTTTTGAGTATCAATAAGAAGACTAAGGAGATCAAAGGAGAATCCTCTCTTATTGGTTCAACATGGGTTTTGAACAATGACATCACTACGGCCAGTACCTCTGTGAGACAGGCTATTTCTCATATGCTGAAAGACAGGGTGAAGAATAAAAGAGTTAAATATTTATTTGAAATGAGTGAGAAGAATGAATCTCTGGGTATGGAGATAACGGAAGTTTTTAGGGAGAATTTCCATCATCGTATAGCTCAATTCTATTTGGAGAATTCTAGTGTTCATTTTATTGATCTATTATTGAACAAGGTAGAGACTAGTTCCAGCATGCTCAACTCGGTCAGAAACCTGAATGGTCTTAGAGGCAAATTGGCATTTCGATCATTGACCAATGCAAGGAGAAGTGCATATACACAAGATAGAGATTTAGTTCATATAGATGGGAATACAGATATAGTAGAGCTTTTGCAAGCCATAAGGAGAGCCTTCTATCCTAAGATCAAGTTCATAGACGTTGATGAGATATTATACGATGATAAGTTAGAAGAAGTTGAAAGGAACAGATCATTGGTACAACTGAGAAAATGCAGTCCTACACATTACCAAAATGGTGTCAAAGTTTATGATACTCCGCATATAAGTGGAGAAGTCAGGTATAAAGGCGAACTGATAGAAAATGAAAGAATGTTGAGCTCAAAAGAAGATTATCTTGTAGCCAAAATAGTAGCAGTAACTAGTTGGTTTTTGACTAAATACGATTTCAGTGAAGAGGATAAAGACTCAATGGAAGAATTAGACTGCGTCAAAGCTGCCAATCTATCACTATCTACTTTAATAGATAGAGATTACTATAGTCTCCGTCATATTGCTCCTATGGAGACAGGAGGAGAAATCCTTCATAGAATTCCGAACTCAAAGTTTAATGAAGTTTCTTATATTCGTTCTGAACTTGGACTTTCCCTCGAGTATACATGTGAACTTCAACAGAGATTTATAAATGATGGAGATTTGTTAGATAGTAATATTAACTTTGAGTACCTTAGACATCGTCTTATACTCAGAGGTATGATAAGAAGTCAAGACGCAATGCTAGATAGAGTTGTCGTGAATTACGGGTTGCGGAATTACATAGGCATAGTTAATGTTCAATTTGTTAAGCCAAAGCCATCAGAGTATAGTTCAGTCAAGGCCTATCAATGCTACAAATCTATGTCAGGCGCCGGAACTCATGAGTATAGGTTGAGATACTTAGCCGCAGCATACATGAACATGTCAGAATTAGCAGATATATTTGTTATTCCTGCCTCTTCAATTTCTCAGAGTGTTTCACAAGTTGAGAGATCTATAACGAACGATATAATATATAGATATTATAGGAACATGAAAGCCAATCATATGGTTATAAGTCTTGAATATGTGACTACAGAAATGTGGCTGCCTGTTATTAGGAAACTTCGCATTAGTAGTACTGAATGGGAAATAATGGAAGATGATGAAGCAATGGGTAAGATTGTGGATATACTTCATTCTGAATTACTTTCTAGGAAACTAATATCTGGACGGATGAGACCTGATACAATCCAGTCCGTATTACAATCAAAATGTCTTGAAATGATACCTGATACTGATGTCGCTCATGCAGAATTGTCAAGAATAACTTCATTGATGTTGACCAGGTCTAGAGTGAGCCATATACCTGTAGAGACCTATCTTCAAAGAGGGATAGTGAAGAAATTTATAGATAAACACGGTCATGCAATGGATATGTGCATAAAGTATATTCTTGCTGAATTGGCAATATTGTTTCACTTCAGAACAGTGCATGAAGGTCAAGAAATTATTTATGATTATAAGAAGTCTCTGGCAGCTTTAGCAGAAGCTGGTGAGGATCTTGATCTGCTGAGCACGTATAGTCCTGAAATCATGTTGAAACTAGGTGTAATTACATTGCCGAAAGTCATAGATTTCTTGAGGAGGAGGAGAGGAGAATTGATGAATTTCCTCTTAGAGATTTCATCAGCAACTAGAATAACTGACATGTCTCTTCCTCCTCTTAATACTAGTTTACCCACCTCTCAAAATTCATTATTGAGATATACTCCTCCTGATCATGTTCAAATGGTAAGATATGAGGCAGAGAGACTAGATATTAATGCCATGTCGACACTTAAACAGATAGATGGACTAACACAGTATGCTCAAATGATGGCACATTGTGGGGCTCATCCAGATACATTCATCAGCCCTACAGGCTCAGATTCTTATGTAGCTCAATTAGGATTATTTAGATATCTCATAAGTGAAGCGGGTTATGATGAGAATATTCCTATTTTGGATCTCACTGCAGGAAGGGGAGATGGATTATATGTATGCGAGTACTTGGGCCTTGACTCAAGGGCTGTATCTCGAAAAGATACCTTCACATCCATGTTCCATCACCCGAACTTAGAATTTAGGAATGATTATGATATCTTCGCCATGGATACTATCAAATTTATAGAGGACTATTCTCATATCCATATAGATGTGTCATTCACAGGGAAAGATAGGCGGAACATACTTGATCTCGTACTTACTTTAGAATCTTTGTCAAAGTCATATAGTATTCGTATGAACTCAATAAGTCTC